ATGAAAGAGAAAATTCTCGTAGCGCTGAAAACCAAGTATTCTAATTTGGGGTTCGGAGCGAAGGCTCTCGACGGAGTAGCCTCCATTTTGGAAAAATCCGTCACCGATGAATCGCAAATTGAAACCGCAGTCAGCGGGGTCGAACCTTTCCTTAAAGTTTTCCAGTCTGACGCTGATCGTGCACGCACCGAGTACAACGCACTGAAAGGACTGTATGACGAACTCAAGGCAAAGAGTGAGGCATCTCCTGCAAATGGGGGCGGGCAGGGCAAAAAAAACGAACCCGACGATGAGGAACCTGCGTGGTTCAAAGCCTACAAGAAGCAACAGGAGGAGCGTTACAACGCCATCAAAGCGGAGAGCGATACTCTGAAAGCTGAAAAGGCCAAGAACGACCGGGCCAATCTCATCTCCGCAAAGGCAAAAGAACTCGGTATTCCGGAGTGGCGCATGAAAGAGGGATTCGTCATCGCCGACGATGCAGATGAAAAAACGATCGGCGACTACCTCGCAAACGTGCAGAAAAATCTGGTTACCGCAGAGCTGGAAGGGAAAGGTTCGGGATTCCCGATGTCCACGCCCGAAGCGCAGGGCAAAGAACTCGCAAAGGCGTGGGCTGAAACACTTCCGGACAAAGAGTAACCAAAACGTAAAATCATGGCAATCGTATTTGAAAAAACAAAAGTAAAGGGCGGTTTCCCCATATTCTGGCGCGGTGAGTTCGCCGTATTGCCGGGGGACTTCAAACTGAAGGGAACCTATCCCGAAGGGACAAAGATTCCCAAAGGTACGCCGATCAAGCTCGACTTCGACAACATGGAATGTTCCATATGCAAGAGTGCACGTGTTCTGTCGGGCGGCACAACCACTGCTCCACATGTCAAGAAGGGTTCCATGCTCCAAGTAGGAGATGCGGTTAAGGTCGGCGAGTCAAATTCGACCGTAAAAAGCATTGATACCAAAAATGCAGATTACGATGTGATCACGTTCGCAGCGGCCGTAACGGGTGCGACTGAAGGCGTAGATGTCCTCTCGGACGACAATCTGCCTGATGCAGTTGTCGAAACCGACATGGTCTATTCCGCCAATAACGGATTCCAGACCGTATCGGCCGGATATGCAGGTATCATCCTCAAGGATGTAGCCTATCCCGTCCCTGCTGCATGGCTTCAGGGTTACAGCCTGAAGAACAACCCCGAAATCAAGTATGTACGACAGTAAAAGAGGAGGTAAACAATGAACGAAGTATTTTATTCATCCATTTTCGGCGAACTGACTAAACAGGTGCAGATTCGCATCGATGCCGCCTCTGAACTGCGTAAGCGGCTATTCGACCAAAATATTTACGAGCGATTCCTCGACTGGGACACCCCCACCGTCGGACTGAACTTCGAGGAGTTGATCGGCTCGTACAATTTGAGCGTCGCCGCTGCAACGCTCGACTCCAAAGGTAAGGAGCCTATCATGGGAACCGAGGGACTGGAAACGATCAAGCAGAAGGTATTAACCCACCAGATGTCTTATTCGATGCCTATCGAAGAGTATCGTAAGGTGTTGCAGATTCTCGATTCGCGGATGCTGTCCGATTCGGCCAAGACACAGCAGCTCATCAATCTGATGTGGAACAATGTTACGAAGGTCGTGAACTCCGTGCAATCGAAACTGGACATCATCTTCCTCGGAGCATTGTCGAACAAAGGCGTATTCACGTTTGACGCGTCCAATAACCCAGAGGGTGGTGTGCGCGGTACGATCGACTACAAAATGCCGAGCGAGAACATTGCCACCGCGAAAACGTTATGGACGGATGGCAATAAAGATACGGTCGATACGCTGGAGGATATTCAAGCCATCCTCGATGCTGCACAGGACAAAGTTACGTTCGACCGCATTCTGCTCTCGCAGAAACGCCTGTCGTATATCCTCCGCAACAAGAAGATGAAGTTGGCGGTATTCGGTAGTGACAAGTCGTCCACACCGCTGTTGCTGGCGAACCTGAACGAGTTTATGCGTTCGAACGGATTCCCGACATTCGAAGTCATCCGCCGCATGACCCGTATTCAGGATAACGGTAAACTTACGGAGTATTCGCCGTGGAACGACAAGAACCTCGTGTTCGTACCTGCGGGCAAACTGGGCGTCATCAAGAACGCCTATGCCGACAACGAGCTGCGGCAAGAGCCGGGTGTCACCTACTCTAACTACGGACGCACCCGCATTTCACAGTGGGGCAAGGGCGAAACCGACAACTCTAACGGCGTAGAGTTCACGAAAGCACAGTCGCTGTCACTTCCGGTTATCACCGAAATCAACGGCATCTATTCGCTGACCGTAGAATCGTAGTTGTATGAAGAATTTCGAGGCAATATCGGCAAGTCTGTATCCTTACGATGTGGATCCTTTCCTCAAAGAAAAGGCCTGCATTGACGAGGGAATAGACACTCAAGCAGACTATACGGTAACCGATAAAATTAGCGTGGCAAAAGCCACAATCGCCATTCTGCGAAATCTCATTGTTCTTGCGAGTGAGAGCAACGGGGGCTATTCATTGTCGTACACGGACAAACTGGAAAAGCGCATTTTCCATATCGCAAAGGAAAACGGGCTGGACGATATTGCCGAAGAGTTCGATACTCGATCGAAAATTACCGACATTTCCGACCAATGGTAAGATTCCCCTATACGCTCGAAATGTGGTACGAGGAGGACGCCTCGCAAAATCCTGATGGTTCGTGGATCGAAGGTGCGCATGAATGGCGTGTCATCGGACGATGCAATGCCCGTCAGAATGGACGAGCACAGCAAATCAAAGGGCAAAACGGGGATGCCTTCCTCTACTCTTTCGAGGTTACGATGCCTGCAGATACACAGCCAATTCCTATCGGGACGAAAGTACGCATATTCGACAGCCGAGGATTCAACATCTTCGACCGTTCGCTCCGCACTGAGGCCAAACCGAAAGACAAGGACACGGCGTCGTATCCGGTACAGGGATTCTACAAAAGCGGACAACGTTACGAAAACACGAGATTATGGCTGTAAAGTGTACCAACTGGCGTGAGGTGGAACTTGAATTTGCGCGAGCAAAAGAAGAGTACGACCGAAAAGCTGTAGAATGGTTGTCGGCGTTGGGGGAAAGAGTGGTGAAGTACGCCCGCGAACACGGTAGTTATACCGATCACACGGGTAACCTACGCAACTCCATCGGGTATGTTGTGGTACAATACGGAAGAATCATTGCTGAATCTTTCAAGTATAACCGCCGTGTCAGACCGGACGGCAATCCTAAAGGGAACAAAGGTGCCGATGAAGCTCATGCCAAAGGGCTTGAACATGCCCGGTCTGTCGCCCGTGAACTTCCCGCTAACAAAACATATCTCGTATGGGTAGCCGGTATGGAATACGCGAAATATGTCGAGGCTAAAGGTTTCGACGTTCTCGAAGGGTCGGGAAACTGGGTGGAATCTACTGCTGAAAAACTCAAAGCGGAGTTCGCTCGATTCTTAAAATCGAAAAAGCGATGAACCTGACCTCTACGGAAATATTCAAACTCGTCTGGGATCGCATCCGGGATTCGCTGTTAGGGAAGACCGTGCCGATGATGTATGCGGACCACTACCCGAATAATCCTTCGGGAGAATTTATCGTCGTAGGCTCATTGTCAAATGTCGTCGGAGATTCGCAGGTGGCAACCGTAAATGTAAACATTTATGTACCGGACACAACACCGACAATCGGTCGTGAAGAGCAACGCTACCCCGATCGCAACCGTCTGAACGAACTAACTCGTCTCGCTTTCGATTCACTAGGATACTACCCTATCAACGAACGCTGGTTCTTTGATGTGAGCGATGAAACTCTTATTAGTGAGGAGGGGATCTCCTACACATTTTCAAACCTCAAAGTAAAACTTAAAAAATATTAAACATGGGACAAATAATCGGACTGAAAGCCGTTCATGCAGGTAATCCTCTCCCGAAAGGAGTAAAAGACGCTGAGGCTGCCGACTTAATGAAGGCTTTCACCAAAATCAGTCAGCCTTATAATGGTGGTGTTTCCACCAATTTCGCGATACCTTCCAGTAATGATTTTTATCGGGAAGGAGAAGCAGACCCATTTTACTCTGCAATCGACGAAACGACAGGCACAAAAGAAGTTACTTGGAATGTCGTAGATTTTGACGACGACACGATGGAATTTTACTTCGGAACTACAGAACCTGCAAAAGGCGAGATTTACGAAGGAGTAAAAGCATTCGTATTCGATTCCAAAAGTGGAGGCTCCATCGCTTTTGCAAGGTTAAAATATGTAGCGACATTGGGTGGTGGAATCAATAAAACCGACCCGCTCCAAATTCAAGTATCTGCGAAAGTTTTAGCTCCGGAACAAGGTGGTTATTCCTGGTGGCCGATTACAACTCCGGAATATACCAAGAGCGTTTTGTAAATTCTCTATCCCGCTGGAAAGCTGACGACTTGCATCACGTCTCGAGGACGGGGCGGGAGCAAAAACAATAGTTTATAATATGAAAAAAGAAGAAGTCGGCCGCCTTACAGAACAACGTGCACTTGACACACTGACTGAAAAAATTGAATCGTTCGAGATTGAAGGCAATGACAAAGAACAAATAACCCTTTACCTATACCCCCTCCAACTCGGACGACTCGCGATGATAAGTCGCCGACTAATAGACCTTGATCTGATTTTCGACGACGAACAGATGGAGGGTGCTGTTAAACGTATGTGGACCATATGCTCCGAAAAATCAAAAGAGGTGGCCGAAATAATCGCTATCGCCACACTTCGGACGCAACAAGAAATCGAAGATATGCTAAAAGAGCGGACAAAACTTATATACTGGTCCCCTACAATGGATACAACAGCTCTTACAAACATTTTGTCCACCATCGTATTTCAATCCTACTACGCGGATTTTATGAACGCTATTCGCTTGGTAAGAACGCTGCGGGTAATGATTTCCCCAACGACAACAGCGGAGCGGATAGCCACTACGGAGGGCGCAGTATCTGGGGACAAATAGATAATCTTATAAACCGCTATCATTGGACTCTTGAATATATTCTTTGGGGGATTTCATGGGCTAACGTACAGCTTATGATTTCCGACGCTCTAAAAACGGATTGTAAAAGTAAATCAACAACTAATATTCCCAACAATGAACAATCAAAAGTTCCCGATATAATTGACATGAACGATCCTAATGCAATGAACACACTTCTTCTGATGGCAGGAGGCAAACGATAACAAACGAAATAATTTATATGCTTGACAACATCCTAAAATCCGCGTCCGCACTCGGCGCCTGCGAACGACTGGACAAAGTGAAAAATTTTCACTCCCTGACCTCTCTGTTTTTTACGCCACAAGGACTTGAATTTTGCCATAAAAACAATTTCCCTCCGCTGGGAATATTTCAAGCTCACAAAAACGAAGTGAGTGATTGCAACATGTATGTGGATTGCGGATGCATAAGGCTCGACAAGCGAAAATACATTTGCTTAGTCGGCAATACGTCGGCTGAAATAGAAGCCTCGGGAGTAGATTTCGTCCACACTGTCATTCTTATGCATGGAGCCTCGGCCACAATCAACGCTTCGAATTATGCCGTAATAAAAGTCGTGAACATCAGCGGATCAAAGGTAGAAATCAATAAAGATAAAACCGTCATCGTATTATGAGTATAAACCTTACCGTAGTCATAGATAACGATGAAGCAATTCGCAAGTTCCGTGAACTTCAGAAAACGGCCAAAACCGTAACGTCCAGTGTCGTGACGGACGCCGACCGTATGGATATTGCAATGCGTCGCCTGGCTACCACCCTCGGACAAATCGGCGTCGGAGTGTCGCTTGCGGGGCTGGTGAAACAAATCGCGCAAACTCGTGGCGAGTTTCAACAGCTCGAAGTGGCCTTCGCAACTCTGCTCCAAAGTAAAGAAAAGGCTGATGCATTGATGTCACAAATGGTCGAACTGGCCGCCAAAACGCCGTTTGACCTGCAAGGCGTGGCCAGCGGCGCCCGCCAGCTTCTCGCATATGGATTCGCAGCAGAGGATATTACCAACACACTGACTCGGCTCGGTAATGTTGCGGCCGGTCTGGGACTGAACCTGCAAGACCTCACGTGGTTGTACGGCACGACGGCCGTACAGGGGCGTTTATACACGCGTGACGTAATGCAGTTCCAAAGCCGAGGCATCGACCTCGCGGGAGAGTTGGCAACGCAACTCGGCAAGACCCGCGCGGAAATCTCACAGATGGTCACGGAAGGCAAAATAGGCTTTCCAGAGGTGCAGAAGGCTATTGAAAGCATGACGAACGAGGGCGGGAAGTTCCACAACCTCATGCAGGAGCAATCCAAAACCATTACGGGCCTCATCTCCAATCTCGGCGATGCTCTCGACATGATGTTCAACGACCTCGGCAAGTCGCAAGAAGGCATCATTGCAGGTGCACTCAAAGGCACGATTTCACTCGTCGAGAACTATAATCAGGTGCTGGACATTGTCGCCCAGCTTGTCGTCGCCTATGGTACATATAAGGCGGCTCTGGTTGTCCTGACGGCAACGGAAAGGGTACACAGGACGGTAACGCTCGCCCACGCTTTCGGTCTCTCCACCCTCCAAACCGTAATGGGAACGCTGACCAAGAAGACGCAGGCACTGAATGCGGCTTTGATGAAGAATCCCTATGTGTTGATCGCTGCGGCCGCCTCCGCGTTTGCCGTCACACTCTACAAGATTATCACGGCGAAATCCGCAGAGGAGATAGCCTACGAAAAGGTAAACGCCGCCATCGACGCCTACAATCAGAAGCTCGATGAACAGAAGAATAAGGCCGAGCAGCTGCATGCGACCATGCAGGACGAGGTCAGCACGGCCTACACCAAGCGCAAAGCCTACGAGGAGCTGATACGTCTCTACCCCGAACTGTTGCAGCGGTACAGCGAGGAGGAAATCAAGCTCCTGTCGCTTATCGATCTTACAAAGGAGCTCAACGACATCAACGACACACGCAAGGAGAACAATCTGCAAGAGCAGTATGATGCCGCCCTCGAAAAGGTCAAAAGGTTAGATCAAGCGATAGCAGATGCTATGAAATTCGGTGATAGGACAGCAATGGCCGGACTTAGTCTTTCTTATAAAAATGCAGAGGCTGAGTTGGACGAGTACCGCAAACAGCTCTATGAACTAAAAGAAACACAAAAAGCCGCCGAGTGGGACGCTGCCCCTGCGGAGGTCAAGATTGCCACATTGCAGGGCAATATCGACGAGCTGAAAGCCCAAAACGCAGAAATCGACCGTTTAATTGAGAATGCACGCAATAAGCAAAAAGAAGCCCCGTATTTGCTTCCTCTGTATGGTGAGAGCGAAGATTATTATCAGTCGCTTAAACAGTCGAATCTATCTCAAATCGCAACCAAACAAAATGAAATATCATCCCTACGGTCAGACAGAAAAGAAACCAATCGCAACAAATCCTATTGGGAAGGACAGAAGAAGGAGGCGGAAGCAGCTCTCGAAGCGATGGACGTTTCATTGAAAGGGACAGCGAAATGGAATGAGCTGATCGCCAAAATCGCCGAATACGATTCGAAAATTAAACAATACAGCGTTTCGGGCAAAACGGTGACGGATGCCGCCAAAGCCCAGAAAAAGCTATCCGATCTTATTCTCGCCAATGATAAAGCCCTTCAGCAATCGCGCATCGATATTTTGAAAGATGGCAAGCAGAAAGAGCTGGCCGAAATAGACTTGCGCACAAAAGAGGAAATGAACAAACTCGAGCAGGATAAATCGAAACTTAAAGCCGCGCAGGGTGGAATCATAACTGCAGATCAAACAAAAGATTTTCAGGAAAGGCAATCGAATATTCAGCAAAAAAATGCCGATGACCGAGCTGCCATAGAACTGAAATACGCCCAAGAGCTTGACAAGATATACAAGCAGATCACCGATGACACGCTCTCGGAAGAAGATCGCCGCATCAAAGGCATAAAAGACAAATACGAGGAGTTCCGCAAGTGGGTAGAAGATGCTCTGAAGGCTGGAAATATCACCAAAGAGCAAGCGACCGATTTGGGTATCAAGATCGACCAAGCGGAAATTGCGGCCAGCCTAAATACCATTGTCGAGAAATACGGTACGATGGAGGATAAGATTGCCAAGATACGCGAGAAACACGCCAAAGACAGGGAAACAGCAACAAAGAACGGCCGCTCCGACCTTATTCCTCAAATCGACAAACATGAAACAGAGGAAATCGGACAAATCAAGGTGGACGAACTGATGAAAACCGATGACTGGATTAATCTGTTCCAAAACCTCGACGCCTTGTCGAGCCGTGAGATATTGCGTATTATTGACAACATAAACAGACTGCTCCAAGATGCCGACCTCGACCCTATCAATCTGAAAACAGTAACCGATCAACTTGACCAAGCAGCAGATATAGCCACTCGGAAGAATCCATTCGCAAGTATTTCGGCAAACTTCAAGGCTTATAAAAAGGCACTTGCAGATGGGGATGATCTTCGAGCTGTAAAGCTACGTGAAGATGCCTGGCAAGCAGTAGCGGAGGCAATTGACATCGTTGCTGCATCGATAAGCGGTGTGTCTTCTATTGCGTCAGCATTGGGAGCAGATGAAGACACGACGGCCTCCATTAACAACATTGCAGGTGCTGTAGGCGGAGCAGCACAAGCTGTGAGTGGATTCGCATCTGGAAATATTGTTCAAGGCATTCAAGGAACTGTGTCGGCTATCACCAGCCTGATAAACCTTTTCAGCGGAGATCGACGAAAAGAACGTAACATTCAGCGCTTACAAGATCAAATTGATGCTCTCGAAAAATCATATGATGAACTCGGGGGGGCCGTTGAAGAGGCATACTCTACAGATGCTTCTGAACTTATCGAACAACAAAATGAATTACTCGAACAGCAAAAAATATTGATACAAAATCAAATAGCAGAAGAGCGTAGTAAAAAAGACACGGATGAAGAACGAATCAAAGAATGGGAAAATCAAATTGATGAGATAAATAAACAAATAGAAGAAAATAAGGAAAAGGCCTTAGATGCAATTTTTGGCGAAGATCTAAAATCTGCAATTGATAATTTCGCAACAGCTTACGCCGATGCATGGGCAAACGGGGAAGATCGGGCAAGAACCGCACGAGATGTGGTTCGGAATATGATGCGTCAAATGGTAATAGAAAGTATTAAATCTGCCATACAATCTTCCGAAGCCATGAAGAAAATTCGCGAGAGATTGCAAGAGTTCTGGTTAGATGGGGTATTTTCAGCCGAGGAACAAGAGGAGGCCTATAAAATGGCTGATGACTTACAAAAATATTTAGATGATAAATATGGATGGGCAGGTTCTCTGCTATCCGACAATCAGGCATCTACCCAGAATGCTACTTCACGCGGTTTTCAGGCAATGTCCCAAGACACAAGCGACGAACTCAACGGTCGCTTTACTGACATGCAAGGTAAAATGAACATCCTTGTCAATGGTATGGAGCTGCTTCGATCGATCAATATGGATACGCGTAATGTGACTTTCGACATCCGAGATATTATGATTCAATTGAATGGTAATGTCGCAGATATTCGAACATACACCCGCATATTGCCTGCAATGGGCGAAACTCTTGTTGCAATAAATCGAAAACTTGATAACCTATAAAACATGCCAACAACAGAAGTAACTATAAATAACAAACCGTTATCTACAATGGGAGTTGCCATGCTTTCAGGAGCATATGCAGCCCTCCTTACACCTCCATCTCTCAAAGAATTTGTCAAAAATGACGATCCAACACAAAACGGAATAGATATTATTGTTCCGGATTCACCGGTTGTAAATGAACGTGACGTAACATTGACATTTTTGATCAAAGGAACATCACAAGAGGCATTTTTATCTAACTATGCTGCTTTTGTTGCAGAATTACACAAAGGAACCGTAACACTATATGTCCCGGATTTAGGCAATACGTATAATCTTTTATATAGCAACAGCACTCAATTTGAAAATTATCGATTGAATGCCTGTAAATTAGCAGTGAAATTCCGAGAACCCAACCCCGCAGATCGGGCGGCACGCGAATAGGAAAGGCCGGGAATCTATCCCAGCCTTTTACTCGCTTCTGCTATTCATCGTAAAATGATGCGTTAGCCCCTCCCCATCCTTATCAAATCAATTGCAGTTCTTCTCCAATCTTACGAATTTCGCTCTTTATCATTTCCATACGTTAGGACAATAAACGTGTATTCGGCTACGTTTTCATAGTGCAACTAAAAAGTTGGCAAAAAATTTGCACCTCGAAAAAACGTGTATTATATTTGCATCATATAATGAAATATAGACGTACGGGTCTATCCGTAACCACGAATATCGAACATAAAGGATACAATAAGACCGTCATAATATTACATGGCGGTCTTTTTATTTATTGACAATATAAAAAACTTACGTTTATGAAAAAATTTCATTCGGCTCTTTTTGACTTTTGTTGGTTCCCTAATTATGACGCATCTATTGAATATCTTGCGAATAATATAGCAGATCCGGAACCATGGGATTTCTCAGATGCTACGCAAGCCAAATATTCCATTTTGAAAAGTTATATCGAACATACTTTCCGCAAAATTAAATCTGAAAATAAAATATCCTTTTCTTCTGATAACAATTTTGCATGTTTCAATACTGGACTTGTAACTGCAAATTTGGAAAGCATATTTGCTCTTGCTGAACGCAACAATAGGCCAGATGTAGCCGAGAAAGGTTTATCGCCTTATGTTTTCAAGGCATTTGTCAGGGAAAGCGATATTCAGCTAATTAGCAAATTCGGCGATAATATTCCGGACATTGCTGATTTTTTCCAGAAACCCGAGGATTTGATTTTCAATCCTCAATGCAGGGTAGTCCCTCAAATCGACCATATCATTGCGGACAACATGGACAGATTTCCTGCACACATGCAAGGGCTGAGTTCAGACGAAATGCGCAGAAGACTCGTTGGCGCGATTAATGAAGCCCAAAAAAAAGCAAGGTCAAATTACAAAATAGCTGTCCCCCAGTATTACGAAGGGAAAATACAACTTCTGTTGCCCTTATGCCTTACCCCTGGATCACCCAATCCGGATTTAGCTTTAGCCACGCATAAAATAGGGAATAATACCTATACAGCGCGCACATGCTTAACATTGAAGATGGCATATAACAACGCTCGTCTAATCGTTAAGCCGCAAAGTTCATGGCTTAAACCTTAAAATACGGATGGAAGCAACCCCCTCTTGCCCCGGTCAAAAGACCGGGGCGTTTTTCTGTATTTTTTCTTAAAATTACTTGCATAATGTGCCGAAACCCCACACTTTTGTATCGACCCTGTGATGGCACAGGATACATATATCGACGAAATGACAATATACAACCCTTCCGGTAAAGCGATATACGATGCGCCCGTAACAACGAGTGCCATTATCAAATACGCACTTATGGGGGATTATTACATCGAACTCCCCTTTAGTTTGCTTACCCCGCTGGATTTCCCCCTCGGATCATACATCACCTACAAAGGCCGCAAATTCGAAATCATGTCGGAGGTTTATCCGGATTTCGACAACAAAACCGGCGGCTACAAATACACGCTTCAGTTCCAGGCGCAGCAAAACCACATGAAAAATTTCATCTGCTTCTGGCTGGGAGGCGATAATCCTGAAGCTGTATTCCACAACACGACAGACTTGGCATCCTTCGGGGCGCTCATCGTCGCCAACATGAACAAGGCACTGGGAGGAAACAACTGGCAGATGGGAAGTGTAAATGTCGAACATCCGGAAACCAACAAGCTCGTATCGTTCAATGGCGATACCTGTTGGGATGCCTTATCATCCATTGCCGAGACTTTCGATGTCGAATGGTGGACCGAGGAGAACGGCAGTATCGTAACCCTGCATTTCGGAAAACTGAACTTCGGAACGCCGGAAACATTCAAACGCGGAGAAGTCGTCAAAAGCATCCCGGCCAAGAAAGGGGACGATTCCGAATACGGGACCCGTTTCTATGTATTCGGCTCCACGCGCAACCTGACGAAAGAATACGGACAATCCGAACAGGGCGGCGTAACGAACCACGTTTCCGAAGTCCGGTTACGGCTTCCGGATGGGCAGCAATACATAGACGCACGTCCCGGACTTACAAAAAACGAAATCAAGGAAGTCGTAGTGTTTTTCGACGACATCTACCCGAAGAACACGGAAACCGTCACTTCGGTAGAAACTATCGATCGGACAATCATTGAAGGGCAGACCGACAAGGCATACGTCATGGTATGCAACGACACGCCATTTCTACCTTCAGACGTAATCGAAGGAGAAACGCTGGGGGCACATTTTACGAGCGGCGATTTGATCGGCTGGGATTTCGAACTCGCCCTTATCGACGACAATGGCGACAATATCGACCCCGCGACCTGGAAACCCGAAGACGGATTCAACAAGAAATTTGAAATCATCGCCCAAGTCGAAACGTCCGGCGAAAGTCAGCAGATTATACCGAATGAAAACATGCGTCCTCGTGGAAAAGATGATGACCGAGGGCCTGACACTTTCGTACTCACAGGCGTCAAACTCCCCCAGCAACGCATAGACGAAGCAGAACAAGAACTTCTTAATGCCGGCACTTCCTATGCTGCCAAACATAGCAGCGACACGACAGTCTATGACTGTGAAACGAATCCCGTGTATTGTACACACAACGAAAAAAACTACGAAGCAGGACAGGCTGTACGATTAATGGGTCCTCAATTCGGTATAGACGGTCGTCTTTCCCGGATTCAAGGTTATGAAAAAAAACTATACAACGAGTACATCGCAACCTATACGGTAGGCGACAATACACCTTATTCCCGCCTGGGCAGTATTGAATCGGACGTGAAAGCATCGCTCTATTCCCAACGTATAGGCATTGCGGAGAATGGAGCGGCTATATATCTAATCACCCGATACGATAATACTTTTCCGACCGATACAAATGCTTATTCTGCACGAAGGGCAATATGGGAGTTTGCCAACAAGCAGGCACCCGATACGTTCAAGGGTAGAATGACTTTCAACGCAGGGGCACAATTTGGACCATCATATGCCTCCGGTATTACCGGAGTGGGCGGGTTTATAAATGAAAAAGGCGCCGGCGAGCTGGAGAGCCTCTTCATCCGCCGTTTTCTGGAGGTTCCGGAGCTTCGGTACAACCGCGTGGGCATCAGCGTCGGGGACGACTGGAGCGCTCCGGGCGCCGGGGTGATCGAGAGCGTGGACAAGGATCAGAAGCTCGTAACGCTCAAACTCGAAGAGGGCGAGATCGGCGCCGTAGCTGTCGGAGATATATGTATGGGCATCTTCCACGACTTCGACCCGTCGAACAATGCGACGGCAGATTCCGACGACGGCCGAGGCAACCGCACTTTCGCAGGCTTCGCCACGGTCTATTTCCGTATCACGGAAGTCCTGGGCGACCGTAACGAGCAGTTCCGCTACGAGCTGCGCCCCCTGTCGGCCACCTTTACCAAGCAGATCGATCCGATGGAATCGATGACCTTCGTGGCCTACGGCTCGTTCATGAATCCCGCCCGGTGGAGCTCGCGCTACTCGACGCGCACCTACCAGCGCTATCTTCGCAATGTCAGCGACTGGGAGTTTACGGCCGAGAATATCGCCGCGCAGTTCGGCGACCTTACGAACCTCTCCGTCTTCGGGATCCAGATGTCGGGCTATTCGGCCTATCTGGATAATATCTACCTGCAAGGTATGATCAGCAGCCTGGACAAGAAGGCACTGCTGGACACCCGGAGCAAGCTGTTCCGGCTGGTAGGCGACAACGGCGTCGGCGTGGCATTCACCCCGGAGGCAGGCTGGAAGCAAGGCAAGCTCTACGACCCCGCGACGGGACAGTTCCAGAAGGAGTTCGACATCGAACAGATCGATCAGACGGCCACCGAAGCCCAGGCCACTGCCAATTCCGCCGATCGCAAAGCTCAGCAGGCTAAGGATTACATCGATAACACGCTGCCCGGCGAATTGTCCGAGATCAACAAACGGCTGGACGGTGTCGTGGAAAACTGGTTCTATCCCTATACCCCCTCGCTTTACAATGAACCGGCCCAAACATGGATAGCGGACGGCGAGCAGGAAAACCATATCGGCGACACGTTCACCAATACGCTGCCCGCGAATTTCGACCCGACGGACGCAGGCTGCTGGGAGCAGGGAAGCATCGGTGCATCCTATATCGACGGCATTAAGACCTGGGATCAGATCAAAATCGCCGACAGCACCCGCATCCGGCTCAAAACTCCGGTCGGAGGAATACCCAAAGGCGCCGTACTGTCGGTGGGCGAAGGCTATACGATGGGTTACAATCCGATAGCGTCATCCGGAGCGGTTATAGCAAGTTACGTATGGAGCCAGAGCTATACCGTCGGAAGCGACAATCCCTACATAGCTTTTGTCATCCGCAAAACCGATAATGCCAAAATCACTCCGGCGGAATACCCGCAGATTCACTTCACCATATCGAGCGACAAGACGACGAACCCCGATGCGGGCAAATCGTGGCGGTGGGTAAAAGAAGAGGACGGAACCTATAAATGGACGCCGATCGCCGACAGCGATGCGGTAAAGGCCCTGCAAGAGGCGGCGCGGGCGCAGGACACGGCCGATGCCAAACGTCGTGTATTCGTCGTAACACCGACTACACCCTACGATGTGGGTGACATCTGGACGCAGGGCGAAGGTGGCGACATCATGCGCTGTATCGAATCCCGTGCAACGGGCAATTTCGAAAGCTCGGATTGGGACAAAGCATCCAAATACACCGATGATACGGCAGCCAACGAAGCCAAAGACGAAATTGCGAATCTTCAGTTCGGCGCCCGCAACTACATCGCCAAGCAGTTTATCCGGGAATGGAACAGCGCCAAAGAGGGTGTTTCGGACGTGGTAACTTCGGGGGCGGACGCGGACGGAACATATTTGTATGTCAATTGGAGCAAACTTATACAAGCCGGGCTTGTCGCAACCAACGCCTCCCAGGTTTCGACGGTCCCCGACTGTTTCGGCGGCCAGATAAAATACAAGCCGAATACTCCGTACGTCTTCAAAGCCCGGATCAAGCAGGGCGCCGAAATTACGTTCCGTATCGCATACGAAGACGGCACCAAAGAAGTGCTTTCCGCTCCTCCGGCGGGAACGGAAGGAGTATATGAAGTGGTCCACACCATCGATGCTTCGCGTGTGGTACAGAAGATATACATGTATATCAACAAAGGTGTTTCCATGTATCTCTACGACATTCAGCTTACGGAAGGCAACAAAGCCCCCACGGGGTATATCACGGCCGAGGAGGATGTGCAGGCGCAGATCGAGCAGGTGAAGCTGAATGTGGACTACATCGCCTCGGATTCGAGCCTGACGCCCTCCGACAAACAGCAGGTAGCTAATGAATGGGCGCGGATTCAAGGCGAATACTGGAGTATCATGGCCAGGGCCGACCAATACAACGTACCCACGGAGGCTTTTACATTCTATTTCCAGCGGCTCGAAGATTATCTCACGCCCCTGCTGGCCGATATGAGTACGACATCCGAGATAACCGGCACCGAGTTCAGAAAAGTATTCTCCGATTATTATGAAATAAGCAGCAACATGTCGGACTTGATCGACGACGCGATAGACGAATCCATCAAATCGACAGAGTACCTCAAGAAGGCTATGGAAGACGGAAGTACCGAGGTGAAAGGCGGTCTGATAATGACCAATGTGATGTTGCTGAAAAATGCTGAAGGCGACGTGACGGCCGGCGTGAGCGGCTTGCAGGAAGACGATGTGCCCTTCTGGTCGGGAGCCGACTATACGAACCGGAAAAAAGCCGTGTTCAGAGTACACGCCGACGGGGAAGTACACGCAACCAAAGGAACCGTCGGAATCTTGCAGGTCAAAAACGATTCCGTAGAGGTGAGCGATGCGACCGCAAGCGGAAACAAGATCATACTCACTACTAACAATATAAACAGCGTAAGCCAGGTTTTGGGTTCTTCCAAAGTCCCGTCGAGCCAAACAACGGGAAATGTGGCGGTCATAACCTCTCAAACGAAGCCTTTCGCCTCGGATTCCAGAAACTCAAGTCAATTCAAATGCGGCGCGGAGGTGCAGATGTCGGCACAAGTCAAGGGGACGATCCGGAGCGGAGGAAGCGTGAAGATCGAAATTATCAACCAGACAGCCGATACTACCGACACGATATTCCGGCAATCTTCCGCATATGACGACACGGTATCGATACAGATCAACAAGAACATTAGTTATCGTTTTACGACCCCCGGCAACTACTATATAAAAGTAACAGTGGAAGCATCCTCGTCCGGAGGACTCGGAAATGCGGCATCCGCAGCTGTCGAAGCGATTACTTTTTCTTTCGTGACCGACATCCGCAAGAACCTGATTGCACCCAACGGAGTAGCCGTTGTGAAAGGATCGAGCAACTACGCGGTATTCACAGGAGATATTTTCGAGGTCCTGATCGGAAAAGCCGGATTACGTATTCAAAACGGGTATGTATATAAGAGAGATACCGACCATACGACCTGGACAAAGATTTGAGAAATACCAACGGTAGTACATTCCCATAGCGTGAACATAATAACTATGGACAAAATATTTAATAAAACGAAAAAGGTGTTGGAAGGTATTGCTACAAAGCTGTCCGAAGCACTTATGACCGTGCAAGGATGGCTTATAGGACTATTGATCGTTATCGTGAATTTCTTCGCTGGGTATCAGCTCGTACTTTATGGGGTGCTTATTGCCGTAGCCTTCGACGCTTTGTTTGGAATATGCGTCGCTCGAAAGCGCGGAGAATTTATCCTGTCAGAACTCCTGCGGGCTACGATATTCAAGCTGGCAGTTTACTTCAATCTGATCGTAGTATTCGTTTTCATCGATAAATTCGTTACGACAGGAGGTATCGAAACGAAGATTACGACCGTGATCCTGGGTTCTGCCATTTGCCTGGCAGAAGCATGGTCGAGCTGTGGCAACGCTTTAATCATCAGTCCGAACTTTCCATTCTTACGTCTGTTTCGAAAAGCATTGACCGGAGAAATAGCCCGCAAGCTCAATGTAAATCCTGAAGATGTAGAAAACATATTAAACAGCACAAAAAAATGACCAGAGGACTTCGTAACAACAATCCCGGGAATATCCGCAAGGACGGAACCCATTGGAAGGGAGAGGTGGAACCTTCCCGCGACGCTGCGTTCAAGCAGTTCGAATCTATGGCGTGGGGATACCGCGCGATGTTCAAATGCCTGAACACTTACAGCCGTAAATACGGGCTCGACACCATTCGGAAGACGATTTCACGCTGGGCACCCCCGAGCGAGAATGACACGGAAGCATATATCCGTACGGTATCCGAATTGTCCGGCGTCCCGGAAAACGGACGGATCACGGCAACCAACCGCGATGTGATGATCCCGATAGTCGCAGCTATGTCGCGCGTAGAAAATGGCGTTGATGCCTGCATGACGGACGTGATGGCCGGCTGGGACCTGTTCATCAACGGTTGATAGCTCGTACTCATTATGGTACTGCGGAAAATAATCCTGATTCTCCTTCTGACCGGCTTGTTCCTTGTCGGATGGTGGCTCGGCAGGCGATCCGTCGATGTCCGTATCATCGAGCATACTCGAATCGATACGGCCTACTTCGAAAGACCGCAACCGCATAAAATACTGTCCTCGGCTATTTCGGTAGAGGTGCCGAAATGGTTGTTCGCCCCAGCGGATACCACCTTTACCACCGTAACAATAAATCCCAACCGGGACAGTGTGCCGGTACAGCTGCCATTCGAACGCCGGGAATATCGCGACAGCAGCTACTTCGCCATAGTGAGCGGAATAGCCCTGGGCGACTGCCACCCTACCCTTGAACACATCGAAACATACGGACGTACTATCACGCAGCAGAAAATAATCCGAACGCCCTACCGATGGCAACTCGGGCCTGCCGCAGGCGTCTATTACGTTAATCGCACGGGTGGCGTATGGATCGGAGGGCAACTTCACAGAAACATCGGAAGGTTCAATATCACGGCATCCCTCGGCTGGGACCCACGCGATAACGGCCCCTATGTTCAAGGAAGCATAAGTATGGATTTATGGCGGAAATAACTTTTTAACGAATTATAATTATGGAAACAATTAAAAAAATCGGACTGCTTTTCCTTGCCTTCTTCTCATTCGTTTGTATTGTGGGTGGGATAGGAACACTCTACTATTGCCAGGTCGAAAGCAGCAACTTGTTCGCAACCGGGTTGATTCCCGTCGGGGCAATCTACTTCTACCTGCTTTGGCCGACATTGAAAAAGTATCTGTTCTAACAGCTTTCGCCCGTCAGGGGTGGGCGTAAAAAAAGCCCCTGCCTTTATTAGCGTCTCTCTTACCTTCCGCTAATAATAAAGGTGCCAACACACCACGACAGGGGCTGTAAAGCCTTTGCAAGTGTGTTGGCACTTATTTTTATTTGGTAAGAGAGTGAACAAAGGTAAGAGAAATATCCTATATGTGCAAATCTGAACTTTACCGACAAATTCTCGGCACGGTATCGCAAGAAACGGAGATTTCGGAAGAGCGAATACTATCCAAAGCCAAAAACGCCGAGATCGTGGATGCCAGGTATTTACTGGTCTATTTCCTCTGGAGGCAGGGATTTCACGCCCCGGTCATATCCTCGCTGATGAACTTCTCACGACGGCCCATAGAGAAGATGATTTCCCAATTCGATCTTCGTCGCAAACAAAGCGGTAAAATGTTCGAAATGCTCCTCGTCCGTATTGCGTCCAAACTCCGTCCCACCTGCGACTGATACGATTGATTCTCCCATCGTTCATGTCGATTTTTGCATTGTGAGCTCAACGGCAGCGTCCGCCGAACGGACGCAACAATGTAAAAGTCTAAAACAATGAACGAAAAAACTTTAGTGTTCGACAACGGTGGCGCAATGGACGGCAACCTCGTGGCCGCGTTGATGAACGGAAACAACCGCAATAACGGCTACGGCAATGGCTACGGCTGGGAGTGGATGTGGATGATCCTGCTCTGGGCTCTCTGGGGCGGCAACGGATGGGGTGGCTTCGGCGGTCGCGGAAACGGACTCTCGAATCTTCCCGCCGAGCTGAACGGCGACGCAGGGCGTCAGCTGCTGATGAATGCCATTCAGGGAAACGGCACCGCCATCAACCAGCTCGCATCTTCGCTCAACTGTTCCGTACAGCAGATTCAGACCGCTCTGTGCAACATCCAGGCACAGTCGGGCCTCTCGGCGCAGCAGATCATCAATGCCGTGCAGTCCGGCAACGCACAGGTGCTTTCGCAGATGGCCTCCTGCTGCTGCGATGTCCGCACCGCCATCGAGCGCCAGGGCTACGAAAGCCAGCTCGCAACGCTCAATCAGACCAACACCCTGACGAGCAACGCCAACACGCAGTTCAATGCCCTCGGCTCGAAGATCGATGCCCAGACGCAGGTCATCAACGACCGTTTCTGTGCCCTCGAGATGCGTGAGATGCAGAACAAACTCGACGCCGAGCGTGCCAAGAGCGCGGCATTGGCCGGGCAGCTCTCCCAAGAACATCAGACGGCGACGATCATGCAGTCGCAGGCCCAGGCCGTAGCGCCCATCAACGCTGCGATCGGCGATCTGAGCAACCGGCTGGCAAAGATCGAGTGCGGCCTGCCGCCTACGACCGTGGTTCCCAATCCGCAGGTGTACGCGATGCCCGCCTGCGTAGCCGCCCAATACGGGCTGGGCTTCGGTGCCGCGTTCGGACTCGGCGGCAACGGCGGATTCTGGGGTTAATACGGAAAGGAGGTATGCTATGGCAGTATTCCCATTTCAGTATGTCAATCGCAGAGGTATCCCGGTCATCAAAACTACGGGTGTGACGGTCAATGCCGCCGATGTCGTGTTCTCATTCCAAAACCACGCCTTTGCCAATTCCTGGTACAGGGGGATAGTCCTGGTCGAGCTGTCGCAGGCAATACCCGCAGGCACGACAGGCACGCTTCCCGTGTTGTTCGAAACCAACGGCGTGACCAAGAATGTGACCACGTACAACGGAGCCAATGTCACCGTGTCCGATATTCCGGGGACGGGTGTATTCCAGCTCTTCTACGACAAACAGACCGACACCCTGCAACTGATGACAGGGGCCGTTTAACCAATAATAAACCGAAGGCTTCAGGAGGGGAAACCGCCCCTCCGGAGCTTTCAAAAAACAATTAACCGAAGATGTTTGCGAATTTAACCAAAGGCGCTCCGGTATATGTACTCGATATGCGCGGAACTCCCAAATACTACATGGCGACGCTTGAAGAGGCGCCACAGCCCTATTTCCCCGCTCCCGGGAACTTTCCCCCGGCGCAGCCTTCCGTCAGCTTCCCGGTAGGGGACCAGAAATGGGTCGTCCCGGTAAATGCCGATATGGTGACAAAGGACGGACTCACGGTCACGACATCCCGCGAACGGCTCATAGACGCCATCAATGCGGCAAAGCAGCAGAGCCAGTCCGTTGTGGATTCCTACGAAAAACACAAGGCCAATCTGGAAGTTTTCGATCAGATCATGCGCGAAGTGAATCCCGCGTACGCGGGTCAGGCGCAACGCGACAAGGAGCTCCAGGAGCTGCGGGCAGAGGTGGGACAACTTCGTCAGATGCAAACGGAGTTCGCCTCCATGAAGTCATCGCTGGACGCCTTTCTTAAATCGCAAATGTCTGCTAAAACAAGCAAATCATGAGAATGTGGGAAATCGAAGGCCGGTACCGCGGTGACGGGTACGGCGAGCGTGAAGAAATCGAACGCAAGATGCGCGAAGCCTACGAGTGTGGCTACGAGGATGCCAAACGCGAAATGCGCGACGGCTACGGGGAGCGTCACACGGGAGGCTACATGCCCGACGGCTACGGTGAGCGTGGCGGAGAATACGGCAGCGACGGATATGGCGAACGAAGAGGTGTCCGGGGAACCGGACCCTACTCCAGATTCCGCCGGTAAAACGAATCCGGAGAGGGGAGAAATCCCCTCTCTTTAACAGCGAAACCTATGGACAGAGAAAGATTGGACGCAAGGGACTCCATGCCGGCAGATATTCGCGCATACCTCGAAAAAAACGGATGGTCCTTTTCGAAGAAAATGTGTGAATTTGCCGTCAGCCGCATGAAGGACCGCGACGGGAAGAAAATAGAACCCATCACCAAAGAGCAGATCGACAAATTGCTCAAGACGAACGGTATCGAGCTCAAGCACGACAACGGCTACGACTGTGTATATGTCGCGAATATGGCCCGGGCCGATTACTGGGGATCATCCATTGCCGATGAACAACACCTGGCCCTGTTCGTCAAGGATTTCATCGACGATGAAGACGCCTATCCCGGGCTGCCCTTCACACGATATTTCGCCGATCTGATAGGGTCGGGAACAAATGTTCCGTGGGAAGATGTCCTGTAACAGAATCAAATCCAGAACGCGGCTCGAAAGACCGTATGTGAGGATTCAAAAAGTGTATTCAACGACATGAAGCTGCGGGATCTGAGGATAGAGAACTATGATTGGCATGTGCGGTTTTACTTCGCCGTACATGGCTATCACACGCGCTCTATCCTTTTTTCTTTGGAACAGATAGAGTGTCCCAGGCCAATTATGGAGCGAGTACGGGAAAATTTGGAAAAGGCCGATATGGATTCGGGATTCACCTATTCCAACAAGACCCGGCGAAGGTCTGTCGTAGTCGTAGGATTGGCGTCATCCCAGGCACAATTCCTGAACTCTTTCGAGCATGAACTGCGGCACCTGTGCGACGACATCGCCGTAGCATCCGCAATGCCGATGCAAGGCGAAGAAGTAGCCTATCTGACAGGACAGATAAATACAATGCTTTGGAAAGATATTCACCAATTTATTTGTTGCAAAGGTAAATGCGACGGTTATGGACGAACAAACTAAATATCTGATGTCATTGTTGGAGATCAGCGAATGCTGCTACCCTATTTATGTAGCCGTAATCTGCGAATTGATAGAATCGATATAATAGCTGGATAAGATCGGCTTTTATATCTTCATCAATGTCCCGACAACGTGCGAAAGGCGCACTTCCTTCGTGTGCCCCGAAAGATACGTTATAAAGTAGCTTCACGTCCGGCTCCCGCCCAATAGAGTTCAATGCTTGAAACGACATTAACAGAATGAATCAAAAGAACACTTTTATCGTCTAATTGCAATTATGCAATAGGATGAACGGATGTAATTCTACATCATATATTCCGAATTGCACGGTTATTATCCTCTCCCTTTCCGCAAATTCATCAAAATAAAGGCAGCTCCTGCTGCCATCCGTCAATGTGTTCTCTAATATTCCTTTTGAATTTCCGCCATAAAAACGGCAAGGATTTGTGTGCCTTGAATCGATAGACGAAATCATGGCGATAACTCACGCCCATCCTTGCTTCCCGGCAGATAATCATTTCGAGCAATCGATTCCGTGAATAACTGATGTATATTTCGGAATCGTCACGTGCCCCGCCTCTGCGTTCGTTTTTCCTATATCGTCCCATTTGCAAATTCCGAATAAATCATTATATTTGTATCGGTGTGAGGGGTGATTCTTCGGAATTGCCTCTTTTTTATTCATCTTCGAAGGCGTCCGGTACTTCTCCGGAATGTTCCCGACAAAAACCGATTGGCCGGATCTCTGGGCCGCTGCAATCTTCGAAAACAATAATTGCCATGTTTCCGTCCGATCTGCATCCAATCAATTCACAACTATTCGGAATGTCGATTCTCACCTCAAATCTCCGATTCATAGCTACCTGCTTTTTGAGTATATCGCCGACCGCAACTCTCCAAAACGCGGATTAAGTGCCTCCGGTGTTCTGGTGTATCCTTATCCGGAGCAACATAAAACGTTACCCCCGCAATTCGAATTATTCTCGTACATTTATTTTCTATTGCCAGAAGTTTAGCACGATCTACTGTACCGTTTTTAGATGTATCTACTGCCATATGAATAAAAAAGGGAGCGATTTTGCCTCTCCCGGTTAAAACTTCTCTTTCCTTATTTGTTCTTCCAGCTCTCTTTCCGCCTTGCGTATGTCCCTCTGCAACTCCTCCAGCCGGGTGATCTGTTCTTCACTCATGCGTGGACACCCCGAGAGCCAGCTGCTGTAATTGGGCGTACTAATTTTGCCGCAGGCGATACTCCCCACCCGCAGACAGTAATCGTAATACTTTACAAACTCATCTTCCGGAGCGTCCCGGTCTATGTCGGTGATGATGTCATCCATCCCAACTATATAGTCCGCGCATTCGGTGATCCCGCCGACATCGCCGCCGACCCAGCTCCGCGTAGCATCCTCATAATCATAGCCGTGTTTCTCGCAAAAAGCCTGCAAATAGGCGTTGCAGGCTTTTTCGTAGTCTGATTTGAATTTCGTGTTCATAGATATTCTTGGTTAGTTACTTGGTTAGTCAAAATGCACAGAGCATCTTACTCATTTTCGTGAATCGGCCGCCAGCCGATAATCTTATGACCAATACCAGCCCATCCGGGATACACATATATCCACCATTCAGAACGGTCATATTTAACAGTGACAAATGGAAGTTTCTTATCAGAGGTTTTACACAACACGAGTTGTCCATTTTGCGGCAGCTCCTCTTTCGGATCACGCCAGCGGGTCAATTCCTCATATTCGAAATTAGCGCCAACAACACAGGCGGATGTAACGATATTTTCAAAAGTTACATGGTCTTCATTGAATTGATCAAGTTCGACCCAGGCATTGGCCACATATTCTTGTATTCTTTCCTCAATTGTTTTCATTTCTCATTGTTTTTGAAATATTCGACGATCTCCTCGACTGTAGCCTTGCGGTAATAACCTGATGGTACATCTACAAAAGAATCGAATCGCGTATGTTCGTTAAAAATAAGCCGTCTAACCCCATTTTTACTCTCATTAGTCGGATATTCCGTATATGAGTACCATTGCTCCTGATCGTTCTCGTTGTTCATCGCCGCCAGCGCCCTGAACAGCTCGATGTTGGTGCCGCAGTCTATGCAATTCAAGGCGGTGAATGTTTGTGCGTCATGAGCCACGCCGACACAATAAGTGTCACATATTACCTTATCGCCTAATCTCTCTTCTTGTGGGGGATAAATATATTCATAGCCAATATGCATACACCACTCGATCACATCTTTTCGCTTCTCCGCATCCTCGACGCGGACAAAGCAATGGGTTGTGAATTTCATTCCTCGTTCAGTCTTTGTTTGAATGCGTTTAATGCACTGCAATCGGGGCAATTTCCCCCATTACTTGTTTGTATTGAGTAAATTGGGCAATCCTTGCAAAATGCTTCGATCGCTTTATCCCGCATCCTTTCCTCGGCCTCCTGCTCGGCGAGTTCGGCTGTATGGCTCATTGCTGCTCGTAGCTGCCATTTGGCGTGGTCGCTCATCTCTATTACAAGATGATTCAAGCATCCGTCGATAAATTCCTTTGCTTTTTTGCTTTTCATGGCTATTCGTCGATTATAAACCAACCGTCATGCAGGAGTTGTGCGCGGCTAATTCGGGATTTGAGGATAGTTCGATGTACCCGCCAGCATCGGGAGCAAACAATATCATGCACCACGTCGTATCGGTTGGGTTTGTTTTGGCGGCAGAACCAATTTCGGGGCGATTTGACGCAATATACCTCCTCGAAATCCTTATGCCCGAACCAGCGGCAGATAAGGGGCAAAAGCCATTGTTTCATAGTCCTATTCATTGCTCGCCTCCTTTCAGAAATTCGGGGTTGTCGGCCTTGCTTTTGTCGAAAAAGCGGATTCCGCCATTGATAGTCAGCATGTTGATATTCATCCCCTGCTTCAACAAATCGTAGATTGCGGTTGTCGCTATCCCAATTGCAATGACGGAGATAGTAAGAATAACCAATATTACGCCCCATGCAATCGAGCGATAGGGTTCCCCGGATATAATACTACATAAAACAATTGTCAGTGTTCCAATAAGAAAACTTGTAAGTAAGTGTTTTTTCATTTCCTTTCGTATTCGTTTATCGTTTCAAAAATCCGCAATGCCACCTGCGGGACTATGGCGTTTCCGCAGGCTTTGACGGCTTCCCGGCGCCACCGAGGAAAGGCGATACCAGCCAATTCACCGGGAAACCCATCATCTCCGCCACATACAGGGGGTTGAGTCGGGAACCCGTTCCAGTCCGGTATTCGTCGCTTTGCATCGCTGTTTTGGGTAGTCCGTTGCATATGCCCTGACTGGCAGGAAGCGTTACATTCTTCGCATCGTTCGCTGTCGGGGTCGGTAAAAGTCCGCTTACTGCCAGATCGTTCAACAGGGACATATATGTTAGACCCGATTTTCTCGTTTTGTATAGTCCGGTTACTTTTTGACCTCCGCGTGATGCGTCCGAGGCATGGGGTGTCGGAAGCAATACTGTCGGCATGAACTCCGTTCGACCGTTCACGCATCGTTTCAGACCCTGCGTCTGCACGGTGGGCAACAAACCAGCATCTGTCCCGACGGTGGGGAGCGCCGACACCGCAAGCCGGTATAATGTACGGCTGCACCTCGTATCCTGCCGCCTCCAGGTCAGCGCACACCTGTTCGAAGACCATCCCTTCCGACCAATTAACGATTCCGTAAACGTTCTCGCCAACGACCCAGCGCGGTCGAACAGTCCGAATAACGTCGAGCATCGCGGGCCACAGGTAGCGGTCGTCTTCTGTACCTCGCCGCTTTCCTGCGAGGCTGAACGGCTGGCACGGGAATCCACCGGTAAGCACGTCGATACGGTCTTTCCAGACAGTGAAGTCGGTCGTTCTGATGTCTTCATATTGTTCTGCATTCGGGAAGTGATATTTCAATACTTTGCGGCAAAAAGGATCGATCTCGCAGTTGAAGGCGTTCGTCCAGCCCGCCCACTCGGCGGCGAGGTCGAACCCGCCGATCCCGCTGAAAAGAGAGGCGTGGGTCATAAGCGATCATCGGTTATCCCCGTTTCCATCGATCACGCCGCGCTCACGGCGGCTGGCGAGTTTGTCGAGGTTCTGCTGCATGACCTCTTCGAGCGTGAAGCCGAAGCAATCGGCAATGCCCGCGATAAACCACGCACAATCCCCGACCTCTTTCATCAGCTCGGATTTGTAACCCTCCACCTCTTGCAGATCATCCGTATTGAAGACCAAATGATCCATATCCAGCCGGCACACTCCCTTTCGGCGCCATTTGGCGATCTTGTCGGCGATTTCGCCCACCTCGGCCATCAGGCCGAAAAGCATATAGGTCGCATTCTCGCAACTCGGCAGCCGCGTACTCATCGCGCGTGTCTGATATTCGTTCGCTCTCATCCTTTATAATTCTTAAAATCAATACTATTGAAAATAGATTTGTGATTACACCAACGGGCTAATCGCTTTTGCTCCTTTGTCGGTTCGATATTGTTTTCGAAATCTCGATATGGTTGGGCAAAGGGACTTACTCCCAATCGCTTCAGAGCCTCAATGCGGACCAAACTTTCGTGTACATCCCCAATTAAAGCATAGACAAAAATTCTATATGGTTTTATGCCGCGCTTGGACAACTCCTGCACAACCTTTGTCACAGAATCTAACTGACTGATTCTGTCGCATGCAAACCGGACGTATCTTATCCACTTAACCCGCGATAGCAAGTCAAGTATATATTTATCGGCACACGCCCGGCGAGCATCCAACCCTTGATTAAAATCAACAGATATGCCCGTGCGAATTATTTCTTCGATTTGTTCCAGCCCGAAATCCGACGCCAGTACATTGTTATCCAATAATATAGCCCGACGCTTATCGCCGAGGAACTCCCGGAGCGGGGATGCCGGCCGGATGGAGCCTTCCTTGTGCGGAACGATGCACCACGGGCAACCGTTCGGGCAACCGCGTGTTAGGAATCCGAAAGCCTCATTCACACTGTAAAGCGAATAATCAGGACAGATATGTTCAATCTCGTCTGGTAATGTTATTGTATAGTCCTTATAACCTGTTCCCGCCCGTACGATCTCGCACGGGTAGTAGTCTGCACAATCAGCCGTGAAAGTGAAAACTTTAGACATATACACTCGATCGTACCTACCGAACATCGGATTGGCGAACTCAACCGAATCCCCGTGCGACTTATGCCAAGCCGAAAGTTTCATCAATGCCAAGTTCGGAAAATGATGACCATCTACATCTACTAATCCTATATTCACTCTTTGTAGTATTTTCAGTTTTTCCTGTTAAACTTCCTCTCGACCAGATCGCACAAATCCAGGTACATCGCATCGGTATTCTTCGCCTTCACCCTCTCCCGGAACCTGGCTATATCCGACAGCCAGCAGCCGCAACGGACATAAATGCCGTCTTGCAGGTTGAAAAAGTAAACCTTGCTGCCAATCCGAGAGCCGAACCCGACAAAAGCCAGGAAAGGATAATCGCCGATATATTCGCCTTTCCCTTCGAAGGAGCACTCCTCACCGAAAAAGCAATCCTCACCGAAAGAGCACCACTTGCCGAAGGAGCACCACTCGCCGAAGGAGCACTCCTCACCGAAAGAGCACTCCTCACCGAAAGAGCAATCCTCACCGAAAGAGCACTTATCGCTGAAAGAGCACCACTTGCCGAAAGAGCACTCCTCACCGAAAGAGCAATCCTCACCGAAAGAGCACCACTTGCCGAAAGAGCACTCCTTACCGAAAGAGCACCGCTCGCCGAAGGAGCACCGCTCGCCGAATATTTGTATATCACTGTAATCCCCCGAGGGGTATTGTTTGATTCCGTCGATCACCTCGAAGGCATCGAAATCCGCTTGTGTGTATTCTTTCATTTTCGTTAATCTATTAAATTCAATTCGATGATTCCGTCTATTTTACAATCCTCGATCCCGATACACTCCAACAGAGCCGGGATGCGTACAAGAGGTTTGGCCGGGTTGAAGTCGTAGCGGCCCGAAATCCGACCGTTGAGAGAGCTGATGATCCTACACAGCGACAGCACGATGTTGTAAGACCTTTGAGGAGCCTCCAACAGGATACAGCCGCTGATGGTCCGATACGCCTCGTCCGTCTTGTCGTTGTACTGCCGGGCGGCTCGGTCGTCGATCTTGCGAAGCATCGACCACGCGACGCCGTGAGCCTGCGAGACCAAAGTCTGAGCCTGCGTATAGCGGCGTTTGGTTTCATGGTGGAACAAGCCGGATGCCGTGAGTTCGGACTCAAGGTCGAGCATCGCGTAGTTCAAGCAGCCGACCAGCGTAAGCATCCGCACCGCGAGCGGCACGTACCGCTCGTCTTCCGGCCGAGGACCCCGCGCGAGCAAGCGAGTGTTCATCCAGGCCGTATGTTTAATCAACATTGCCTGGCGGTAAGAAAGGTTGGTCATATAATCAATGCGTTTTACCCATAGTGAACCACTCGGCAGAATGAAGCCAGTGATAAAATTGTCGTTTTGTCATTTATCCAAATAATTTTGAACTGCCGTTATAGCTTCATTCAGTGTGCGAACAAGTACATACTTGTTTCCAACCTGTTCAAAAGATTTCTGCCATTGTTTTTGTGCTGGGGTCTGACGACTTCCTTTTACTTGGGTCTTAAATTCCAGTCCCAGTACACCAAACCCATCTCGGGGAACAAGTAACAGTAAATCCGCCGCTCCAGCCGTCATCCCTTCAGCTTTCATGATGGCCGCCTCGGTTTTACTTCGCAATCCACCATTGGGCACGCTCGTCAAATTCAAAGCATACTCGGGGTATTGAAGCCGGAACCAACGTACAAAAGCGCGTTGGATGTTCGATTCAAGGTGTTTCATTTGCGTAAACTGTTTCCATTAAAAGCGACCCGATGGCATAGATACTTGATCCGGTCGTATATCCGATCTCCATATCGGTCCTTGATCGCTTCGCCTGTAAGGTTCGAAGATATGAACAGAAGCGTATCGGGATTGTCCTGTGCCTTGTTGATGAGTTCTACGACCAGATTACGTCGTGTCCCGAACTCTACTCGGTCCACCTCCACGCCCATATCGTCCAGTGTGATAAACTTGCGTTTAATTACGTCGTCGATATTGACACTCTGTGACCCGCAGTCCACGACCGTTACGATCCGGTTGGCGAACTTGCGTAGCAACATCGGAATTGCGTAGCGGACCAACAGCGATTTCCCGCGTCCGCAGTTTCCGAACAGTAGTAACCCTTTTCCGTTGTTTGCCGACAGCCATTCCGCTACCTTGTCGTATTCCGGCAACCAGACAAACCGTTCGCCCATAGCTCCCAGAACTGCGGACATCGCAGTCACCAACTCTTCTTTCGCATTCGGAATACTGAAGGTGAAACGGGCGCAAGGCGTAGGATTACCTTCGATTTTCAACTGTTTCAGGATTTCATCGTAGTTCATTGTCAGAAGTCTTCATACGTTTGGCCCGGTTGGGCGTGATAGTCCGTTGCCGGATGGCGATTTGCCGAATTGTCCTGGTCATGTGGAGGGAACAGCCCCGAATAGTTGTTGGCGATCGAGAAGTCCACGATACGGCGAGCTTTGGCCGCATCGTTGCCCGAAAGCGTCAGCAGGCGTACATAGCAACGCTGTAATCCGAGCGGTCGATAGGTCTGTCCGCGTTCAGACTTGTAAGCAAGCCAATCCGCCATGATAGGCTGGAACGCAGGTTCGACAGCCGAGAGATCTATATTACGCCTGGATTTTTTCGGGAAAAAGTCGTTTAACCACGTTTGGAAATAAACATTTTTCGCAAATTGAGCGCTGCGTTGCAATTTAACATAATCTATAACCAGTCCCTCCGTCTTTTTGCAAAAGTCCTTGTAGTCATCGGTAAGCGACTTGCGCTTTCCCTTGAACTTATCCCACAACGTCACAAATTCAGTCGGAATATAATCTTCTTCCCCCTCGGGGGGATATAAGGGGGGATTATTTATATCTTCGACGTAAGGAGAAGATATAATACTTTTCTTTACTTCGCGGCAAAATTCCGGAGTATTCGGCGATTCTTCCGGAAGTTTGGCTGTTTCTTCCGGAAGAATGCGGCAAAATTCCGGTATTTCAAGATTCTTGCGTTTCGCTCGTATGCAAGTGTCAATATATCGCCTTTGGATGGCTGCCGACGTTATGATCCCACGAGAGAGCAGTTCTTTATTGAAAAGACCCACACCACCGCAGTACCGAACAATCTCCAAAACAACCGACTCCTTTAACCTGAGGTATTCAGCCACGTTGAAGGCAGTACTTTCGTCCCACGCAGCAAAACAGCCTTTTACCCGGTATATATTACATAGCAAGTAGTCGTAAACCGCAATACCGTCACAACCGAAAGCCTTAACAAGCCGCCTTATCCGAATATCCAAATATCTATCCGTATCGACGCTGTAATAGCTTAATCCGACCCTAATATTGGCCATATCATTGTATTATTTCGGTGGTTTATCAAACACTTCAATCATCTTCTTTATTTACAATTTTAAGCGTTCTTTCTCGTAACTTATCATAGTCCGAAGGTTGTCGCACTGATGCTTGCAAGATGCATTGATGCGGTCCAACCACTTTTCTAAAGCATTCAGCTCCGAAGCAGAACTGTTCACCAATTTTGTCGCCAACGATGGAGACAAACTGATAATCGTTTCTTTTTCATCGTGAAACAACCTGGCCACCGCAGCGTCACGCATTCCGACAACCTCACTCAACAATTCACCGCTGCGAGCGTAGTAAACACCCAGCTGGTCCAAACGCTCTATCATGGCTTCGATATTGGGATTATTCATACATTCAAGAGCCATCTGAATATTCCGAGCTTCCTTCCGTATTTGTTCGATTCTTTGCATGGCGTTTAATTATTTTTTTATACAGGATTCTACCCATACGGATAGCATTTAGTCCTCGGATAGTCGAGGCATCGCAAAACTCCAGGTCACGCAGAATACGTACTATTTGCCGAATCTCCCAAGACTTGATTTCATAACCGATCATGGGATTCCGAATATTAGAATGGAAGATTATCTACCCTATCTGCCAAAGGCATATCCGCGATATTCTCCACTGTAACCGGTGCCGAAGTGAAGTTTATGGCCTTACCCCGGCCGATATAAACACGAGGTGCTTTCGCCTCTCTCTCCTCTTTAGTCTGACGCATAAATACCGAATGGGTATTTTCGTAGGAATCCGGTTCCCGGAACTGCGAAACGCATACGGCGATATACTTCTTGCCATTATTGGCAACTTTGATCTGGTCGCGGGGAATATCCGAAACGCAAATCGATACATTGATAAGTTGTGACATAGCTACGGTTGTTTTTTGAATGTTGTTTTGATACTCGTTTTACTACTTCGAATGGGCGGGTAAAGCATCTCACCCGTTTCGGGATCGGCAAGCCCGGAAACAGGCAGTTGTCGAAGCATTGTTTCTCGCTCTTTAATGTCAGCTTTCAAGGATTCAAGAGTTGCGTACATATCATATAACTTACTGTCACCGCAATCCGCATAATCGTATTTGACACCGACCTCGGCTTCTTCCAACCGGCAATCCCCGAATTGGTGCGATTTCCCGTATTGGGATAATTCGCGGAGTGTGATGTCCCGGATCTCTTCATTATCCTTGAACGCCTTGATTGCCGCTTCCATCCTGCTGATATTGATATGGGCCGTTATCGGGTCAATATCCCCGTTTACGACAGCCCTGACCGCCCGAGAGGTCAATTCACTGACCGAGGCCGTTTCACAGAGCAATAATGAATTATTTTCCATGCCGAGCCATCTTATAAGAATTGAACAAAGCCGCATAACGTTTAAGCACGTCAGTATCGGCGTCATAAGATTTCAGAAGACGTGCGGCAATATCGAAATCTGCCGCATAGCCTGAAGCGGTCCATAAGTCATAACCCCAATTAAGCAGACAATCGCACTTGATCGGATCGTCAAGCATATCTGTCGTAATCCGATGTTTTGCCCGGGGTGTATCGGGCCGGGCCGAAGCGAGAGGGTCCGGAGCAGCTGCCGCGCATTTTGCTGACATATTGTGCGATTTATCCTTGAATACATCGGCACCAATCCCGAGCCAGGACCCGATCTTTGTCAAAGCATCGGTTGTAGCCCCCTTGTGGGCATCACCCAAATCTGAGTTATCGTTACCTCCATAACATTCATAATAGACACCATATTCAGGTATCTCGAACGTTACCTTGACAACCACCATCTTATTGTCACGGGCAACCTGTTCGGAGCGGACACGCCAGCTACCTACTCCGAACACGTCATTCAGACGCTCGGTAACGTAGATCGCTTTGATCGTGGACAAGTAGTTCTTTGTCGGATGCGGCGATATTGCCTCTGAAGGCAGCGGCCGATCCAGTAATCTTTTCTGTTCTTCGGATATTTTACGCAGTTCCATATTTTCAATCTCTATCGGTTATCACTCGTGATGCGAACTTTTTAGAATCGCTATACCGCATCATATATTTGGTTTCCTTGCGTATCTCGGCAGTCGAGAGTTGCCTATTCCAAGAACCCGAGGCAACAATGTTTTGCGGGCGGTCGATTTCGTAAATCTCGATTCTCGTTTTCATTTGTTTCACATGTTTTATTCGGTTAAACAGATATATTCCTTGAGTTTGCTGAATTGAAAATCGTTGATCTTCTCGTCACCTTCGGGCGTATAACTGTGAAACTCCCACCAACCCGAACCCAAGTCATCGACGACCTCCATACTGCCTTCCGGGAATCGGACCCTCTTACGATACACCCAAACAGAGCTGTCCGTAAAGGTGTAACTATTGCCGTCCTCATCCTCCCAATCGATCTTTACATTTGACAGATAATTACGATCACCGAGCATATCCTGAAGTATTCCGGCCACCTGCCGATAGATTGCAGCTCCGATCCGAAAATAAGGGATTTGATCCGATGGAGCGGGACATTCGGACTTACTTGTCGCTTGCAGTCCCTTATCCCACTCGATACTCGGATAATCGATGTACTCGTCATACATCCGATGGCATGATACATTGCCTTTTGTTGTGTGCAAGTCTGTATTCATCGCTGTTCGAAAATTTCATTCAACAGATAGCGGGTGATCCGCATACGCCGGGGCCTGGACAGCACCCAGTTGAACACCGCTGCGATCGGTGCGATCACAACGGCAAGCGTTATTACGTGTGCCATAGCTGAATTGGTTATTTGACAACTCGTTGTTTGATAATGATGCTGCCGATACGGCCGCATACATAGTTGTCGTAGAACTCCGTAACGGCACGTCCTATGGCCATCAATGGATGGAGCTCATCATAGACGCGAGATACCTCGACCTTGTGATCGTCGAGTGTTGTGCCGCTAATATTAACAAGATAGGTTTCGGGATGCTCTGAAAAGCCAACTCGAAAGAGATGAGTTCTGTACAGATACTTGTAATGGATTTGTTGCTGTACGTCGAATACAGCCGGAGTAAGGGTACTGTTATTCACCTTACTACTCGTGTCGGTCTTTGGCATTTAATTGAACACAAGTTAGTTTAACAAAAATATACAAAAAGAGAGACGCGCCCCCTAATCTCGCCAAAGACCCACGACTACGTAGAGTAGAAGTGCAACAGGGACACGCCTCAAATAGCGTTCGTATGTACTTGTAATCACGTTACCGTGAGTCTTTGGCAAGGCAAATATACGAAATCATTTTTTATCTTGCAACAACAAATAAGAAAAAGGCATCGAAATCGACACCTTTTCAAAGTTGATGTAGGAATTTACTATGATTCGAACATCTCGTGAAACTTGACTATTCTGTATGCAACGGGCTTATTTTGTGACGTTTCCACTTTAACGTCCACCACATATACCGAGGTTAGTGGATTGTCTTCTCCGTACAACATCATCCGCTTTATATTTTCATCGTCAAACAATACTTTCATTGCATGACCCGGGAAAATACTATCAATAACACCTCTGTTCTTGGCATTGTTTTTTATGTCGCTGCTGGCCTGCTGCCATGTCATTAGCACATTCTTGTGGATGTCGGTTTGCTCGTGTGCCGATAGTTTATCTATTTCTTTCCTTATGGCATTTTGTATTGCATTAGATTCAATGCTATCCACTTGCAATCCGACGTTTATATTTCCATTGATATATGTCCCAATATTGATTACAGCTCCATTATCCGCCGCAATCGGATTTACTAAATTGCCGAAGTCTCGGCAGTCGGAAATCGTCAAGCCCGGATTATCAGCTCTTTTCCCTAAAAAGTATTTTATCGCATCTTTGCAATATCCGACAAAACCAATGATGGAATTGGCATTTTCCATAAACGGCAACACGGCAACTGCCAGAGTATCGATAAGCTCCACGATAACGCTCCCATGCCGAATCTCTTTAACATATAGCTTTGCATCGCTGTTTATGTTTTGTTCGGGATGCTTTTTGAGGTAAGCCACATACTGATTATTCAACGCGACGAGAGAACTTGTTAAATCCAGCAGTTCCATCGGTTGCGTATCCTCAATATGAATATGTAGCCTAATATCCTGCATAACATCTGAGTTATTCATATTTCCAAAGATACGAAAGTTTTTCATTATGCAAAAAACATACTTTTATTATGCCGACTATGAGAAAATTACGATAAGTCCTATCGAATTTCTACCCGATAGACACGGGGTCGGTTTTGGAGTTTATATGCCCGGCGGCGGGACTTGTCGATCATCCGGCGCACCTTGCTCTTGAGGCGGTACCACGCACGCCAGAGGCGGCCCGCAAGCGTGCCCCACAGACTTTTGACTGTGCTTTCGGAAAAGAAGGTTTGCATGTTGGTAAAGATTTACTTGTGGATGATATTTGCTGTTATTCTGCTGCTTCGACAAACTCGCCGCCTTTCAGTTGATAGAAAACATCCTCCTTGAGCGATTTCCCATCGATCTGTGCAGACCTTACGCACACTGGTTTCAGATCCTCGCCATATTCAGCGAGGGTAATCCAGCTACCTTTCTTTGCCTTTATTTTTGAATCTATACCTATGGCTGCTACAACAGCATTGTTACCTTCGCTTTCGATCTTTGCGAGGTCGCCCGAGGAGCCGATCTGTGCGAGGT